ATAAAAGTAAAGCGAGAGGGTATATTTACGCTATAAAGAATAATGCAAATTATAAATGTCATAATTGTGGTGCTAGTTTATCTTTAAATAATTTTATAAAACAGTTAGATACTACACTTCATAAACAGTACACTCTTGAGAAGTTTAAAGAGGGTCATGGTGGTGGAAAATCTTTGGTTGTGGAAGAACCAAAGTTTGAATTTAAGAAACCAGTATTTAGAAAGAAGATAGATTTACCTAAAGCATCTGAGGTTAAGATTGCTAAACAGTATTTGGATAATAGAAAGTTGGATTCTACTAAATTCTATTACACGGATAAGTTTAAAGAATGGACAAATACCCAAAAACAGACCTTCGATTACATCGGAAAAGATGAACCTAGAATTATCATACCGATGTATGATAGTACAAAAAAACTAATCGGGTTTCAGGGTAGAAGTCTAATTCCTAACTCGGTTAAATACATTACTATAATGATCGATGAGGATGCTCCGAAGATCTATGGACTCGACAAAATCAATAAAGAAAAACCCATTTACATTATCGAAGGACCATTCGATGCGTCCTTGGTTGAAAATAGTATTGCTATGTGTGGGGCCGATGTTGATAGTGGGTCGCTTGGTTGGAGCGATTATATTTACGTTTATGATAATGAACCACGCAGTAGAGAAATCACAGACAGAATCCGCAAAACCATTGATAGAGGAGATAAGGTAGTTATTTGGCCAACAAGCATAGAGGAGAAAGATGTTAATGACATGATACTCGGTGGACATGATGTAATGGGTATGTTAAAATCAAATACATACTCAGGATTAAAAGCAAAGATTAAATTTAACAACTGGAAAAAAATATGAGTAACGGTACAACTGTTAAGAAAAGAAATGGAAGAGGTGTAGAACCTCTTAATCTTGAAAAGATTCATGTAATGTGTGAAGAAGCATGTGAGGGGTTAGCAGGAGTTTCTGCTTCTCAAGTGGAGATACAATCAGGAATACAATTCTATGACGGAATTACAACGGCAGAAATACAGGAAATACTTATTCGTAGTGCTTCTGATCTCATCGACCTTGATCATCCTAACTACCAGTTCGTTGCTGCTAGGCTTCTTTTATTTGCTTTGAGAAAGCAGTTGTTTGGTAGGATGCGTGAGTGTCCAACTGTGATAGATCATGTCCAGAAGTGTGTTACGAAAGGTGTATATGACGCAGAGATTCTTGACTTGTATACTGAAGAGGAGTATAATAAATTACAATCTTTTATAGATCACAGTCGTGACTTTCTTTTTACTTATGCTGGTCTTCGCCAGGTTTGTGATAAGTATCTAGTTCAAGACAGAAGTAGTGGTGAGGTTTATGAAACACCACAGTTCATGTATATGATGATCGCTGCGACTATATTTTCAAAGTATCCAAAAGAAACTAGGTTAAATTATGTCCGACAATACTACGACGCAATCAGCAGACACAAAATCAACATCCCAACGCCAGTCATGGCAGGTGTCAGAACCCCCATTCGTCAATTTGCATCTTGTGTTCTGGTTGATGCTGATGACACCCTCGATAGTATCTTTAGCAGTGATATGGCTATTGGCAAATATGTCGCACAGAGGGCTGGTATCGGTATTAACGCAGGTAGAATCAGGGGGATCAACAGTAAAATCAGGGGTGGAGAAGTTCAACACACAGGTGTGGTCCCCTTCCTTAAAAAATTTGAGTCAACTGTCAGATGCTGTACGCAAAACGGTATCCGAGGAGGATCAGCTACTGTCCACTATCCTATCTGGCATCAGGAAATCGAAGACATCCTCGTCCTCAAAAACAACAAAGGAACAGAAGACAACAGAGTCAGAAAGTTAGATTATAGTATACAGATAAGTGAATTATTCTATCAGAGATTCATTGACGACAAGGAGATTAGTCTTTTTTCTCCTCACGATGTGCCAGGGTTGTATGATTGTTTTGGTACTAAAGATTTTGATGACTTATACTTAAAGTATGAATCAGATGAGAGCATTCCTCGTAACACCATCGGTGGGCAGGAGTTATTCCTTGACCTATTGAAGGAGAGAGCAGAGACAGGTCGTATATACATTATGAATATTGACCACTGCAATGAGCACTCATCCTTTAAGGACCATGTATACATGAGTAACCTTTGTCAGGAGATTACTCTACCTACAGAACCTATTCATCATATAGATGATGGTAATGGAGAGATTGCTTTGTGTATTCTATCTGCTATCAACGTAGGTAAGATTACAAACACAGATCAACTTGAAGAGTTATGTGATTTATCTGTTAGAGCATTAGAAGAACTAATAGACTATCAAAGATACCCTGTTAAGGCAGCAGAGGTAAGCACCTTAGCACGTCGCTCATTAGGTATAGGGTTCATAGGTTTAGCACATTATCTTGCTAAGAATAGAGTTAACTATGCTGACCCAGAAGCATGGCAGTTAGTCCATGACCTAACAGAATCATTCCAATACTATCTACTGAAGGCATCTAATCAATTAGCAATAGAGAAAGGAGCATGTGGTAACTTTTCACGTACAAAGTATCACGATGGCATACTACCAATAGATACATATAAGAGAGACGTAGATAACATCGTACAGAATAACTTAACACATGATTGGGAATCTCTTAGAGTATCTATCACCACCCACGGTCTTAGGCACTCAACATTGTCCGCACAAATGCCTTCGGAGAGCAGCTCCGTTGTGTCAAATGCAACCAATGGAATCGAACCACCTAGAGACTACTTGTCCATTAAAAAATCAAAGAAAGGACCGCTTAAGCAGATTGTTCCGTCTTATCAATCACTAAAGAATAACTACACATTACTATGGGATATGCCATCTAACGAGGGTTACATCAATGTCGTAGCAGTGATGCAGAAGTTCTTTGATCAAGCAATCAGTGGTAACTGGGCATATAATCCAGAGAATTATCCTGATGGTGAGGTACCAGTAAGTGTGATGGCAAACGATCTTCTTACCACATATAAAATGGGATGGAAGACATCTTACTACCAGAATACATATGATGGTAAGAAGGAAGAAGAACCAGCACATTCAATAGGATGGCATGAGGGTCAGTATCCTTTAGAAGATCTAAGTGAAGGTAGAGGACCAGGTGAGGGTAATGATATCAATAAACTTATTGATGACCTAATGAATGCAGACGAATCGGAGTGTGATGGTTGTTATGTTTAGTAAAGAGTTGAAAGAGGGAACTAAGAAGTCCCATAACGCAGCAGAGAATACTAAGTTTGTATCACAATTTCTCAAGGGAGTATTAAATCCTGATGAGTATGTAAAGTTATTGACTGACTTCTGGTACGTGTATAGCACGATGGAAGAGTGTGTCAGTTCATCAACTGACCCCAAGGTTAAGAATTTACAGCGATGGTCTGCTATACTGAACCGCACATCCTTCATTGAACGAGACTTGAGATACTTCAAGGGTCCAATGTGGAGGAATGATCTGCATCCTTCTGAAGCATGTAACACATACTGTTACAGAATTCGTGAGGTAGCAGAGCAAGATCCATACTTACTCATAGCACACCACTACACACGTTACATAGGTGACCTGTCTGGTGGACAAATATTGAGAGGAATAGCTAAGAAGGCACTCACTCCACCAGAGGGTGAGGGTTTACACTTCTATGATTTTCCACATATTATTGATGCCAAGGCATTTAAGACTGACTATAGAGCAGCCCTAGATTGTCTGGTGTTAAGCGAGCAACAAAAGAATGCTCTTATTACTGAAGCAAATTATGCTTTCCGTTTAAACATGTATATTTTTGATGAAATCCAAGGAGACACAGGGAAGTCTGTGCTTAAACTCCTTTGGAATACCATCAGAGGTAAATGAAATACGAATTTTCACGACAATTCGGACCTGGTTCTGACCCATGGTATGCTAAGATGGAGAGGTGGGCACACCGACAACCAAATTGGTTTGTCAAGTATTTCTCACTCGGTTTCATAGCATGGTTGAAAAAAATCTGGATTGATGGTAAGATTATTCAAACCATGAATCAGGTGGATGACCAAACAGCACAACTTATCCAACAGTGGGAGGAAGATGACAGAAGAAAACACGCAGGACACATCCTGGAGACAGGAGTATTTGGAGATGAAGGCTGGTCTATCGAAATTACAAATCCAGTTATTGACAGAGGGACCCCATCAACTAGCACAGGCATGGCTTCTCCAAGCGATGCACAACGATTACAACAAGATGAAGGGGATTAAACCTGATTATCCTGATGAAAACACAGGGCAACTACAATCATCCTTCAAAGAGTTTAACGAGAAATGGGGCTAACAGTCTTTAATACTAGCAAAGTAGATACCACCAAACAACCTATGTTCTTTGGTGCTCCCTTGGGTATGCAACGGTATGATGAATACAAGTACCCTGACTTTGACAAACTAACTCAAACACAACTGGGTTATTTCTGGAGACCAGAAGAGGTTTCCTTACAAAAAGATAGAGCAGATTATAAAACTTTATCTGATCAACAAAAGCACATATATACAAGTAACCTGAAGTATCAAATTCTCCTTGACTCGGTGCAAGGAAGAGGACCAGGTATGGCATTCAGTCCTTTCTGTTCTTTACCAGAATTGGAAGGTTGTATGGGTGTGTGGGAATTCATGGAGCAGATTCATAGTAGATCCTACACACATATTATTAAGAATGTTTATGCAGACCCTAGTGAAGTATTTGATAGCATATTAGATGACGATAAGATACTAGCAAGGGCTGAGTCAGTTACTAAGGCTTATAATACTTTCATAGACTACGCAGGGATGTGGGCTAACACAAACATGTGGCAACCTTCCGCTAAAGGATCCCCATCAACTGAGTGGACACTGAAAGATATTAAACGTGCTCTTTACCTTGCAATTACTAATGTTAACATTCTTGAAGGCATCAGGTTCTATGTCTCATTCGCTTGCTCGTTTGCGTTTGGTGAACTCAAACTTATGGAGGGATCCGCTAAGATTATCTCTCTCATCGCACGAGACGAAAGTCAGCATCTTGCACTTACTCAGAAAATAATTTACAAATGGAGGAAGGGTGATGACCCTGTAATCCAACAGATTATGGAGGAAGAGAAGGACACTGTGACCCAAATGTTTAGGGAAGCAGTGGAGGAAGAGAAAGAGTGGGCTAGATATCTATTCAGAAACGGTAGTATGATAGGTCTCAATGAGAGATTACTATCACAGTATGTTGAGTGGATTGCTAACAGAAGAATGAAAGCAATAAAATTAGATCCGATTTACGACATTCCAGCTAAGAATAATCCTTTACCTTGGACAGAACACTGGCTAAATAGCAAAGGACAACAAAATGCACCTCAGGAAACTGAGATTGAATCTTACATAGTTGGAGGAATTAAACAGGATGTCGAATCTAATACCTTTAGCGGATTTAAGCTCTGATCTTTGGAAGAAGGTCAGAAAACAATGGTTTAAAGAAGATGAGTCGATGGAAGACACCAGAGGAGAGATTGATCCGCTCTCTGAAAGACCCGAAAACTGGTATAAGGGACCACTTATCTTTTCTGAAATCCTTGAAGAGGGATTTAAAGAGGCAGAAGAAGTGTACGCCACATCCAGACAGTACGAGCAAACGCACGACTCGGAAGGGTGTTAAGAAAAGTATCAAAGATAACAAAAAAAGTGCATAAATAGTCATAGTATGCTAACATACTATTACGTTCAGTCTATTACAGACCGCAAGTAAGCCGACACGGAACGGATTATCGTTCATCCTCATGTATCACATACTACTCAGTTTAATAGCTATCGGTGCACCACTTGATTGTGAGCACACTGCTGAGCTATTAGAAAATGTAAGTAACAATCCTAATAAGACCGAGAGATTGGAATTAACAAGGGTTATTATTGCACATACTGATCCAGCATGTTTTCCAGAGGACGCAAATGCCGACTGAAGGAACGGGTTATTCACCCTACCTGAGGACAAGCCAATGGCACAAGTCACTTACCGTGGTGTCAAGTATGACACTAACGATAGTCGCTCTAACAGCAAGAGCAATGCAACTCTCACATATCGTGGAGTAAAGCATGACAGCAAAGCAGTTGCTGTCTAATCTAAATAGTGGGGAGTTAACGCTCCCCATTTTTTATGAGTAAAATTATTGGAACCTATGAAAGATATACAATGGTCTGCCTATATATTACTACCAAGTAATAGGTTGCAGAAGGTGGAGTTTATCTGTCCATCTAATCTAAGAGAGGACGCAGAGAATAGATGTAAGTCACTGTTTGGTGTCACTGATGTCAGACAACTTAAGAGAGAATGGTAATGAGACCGCAAAGTGCGAAAGCGAAAGGGAGAAAGTTCCAGCAGTGGGTGAGAGACCAACTGATAGAGAATAGAAATATACATCCAGAAGACATAGAGTCTAGAAGTATGGGTGCAGGTGGTGAAGATCTCATCATGGCAAGGGATGCTAGACAAAAGTTTCCTTTTAGTATAGAATGTAAGAATCAAGAGAAGTTAAATGTATATGATGCATACGATCAAGCGTGTGCTAATGCAGGAGACCATCAACCTATTCTGTTCATGAAGAAGAATAAGAAGAAGGCTCTTGCTGTTGTTGATGCCGAATGGTTTATAAAACATGTCAGTCTATAGTATGTTTTCCATTCCTATCATTCATTATGAGATAGAGAATTGGGATGTAAATAAACAAAAGATTCTTCAAGCATTACCTAAGGACAACCCTGCACATAAGGATCCTAAGGATGAAGGTTTGATTACGGATTTCTTTGTCAATGCAGAGGAAGGTAACAATGATTTACCCCCTTATGCAGACGTAGTTATTGATATTATTAAACCATACTTAGCAGACTTCTCTGACCAACGTCGAGTGGAGTTTACTGATATGTGGCATCAAACATATCCTCTAGGGACAGACCACCCTGTGCACAATCACGGTCATAGTGGTTGGTCATCAATAATATATGTTGACTTTCACCCTGAGATACATAGACCTACTACTTTCTACTCACCATTCTTAAACCCATGGTCGGGTAACGTAGAGACATTTGAACCACCTGCTAAGGAGGGTGACATGTTACTGTGGCCTTCAACTATTCTACATGAAGCACCAACAAACAAGTCTAAAGTGCCACGCACTATCATCTCCTATAACCTTAGAGGTAAGGTTGACGTAGTTAAGAGGGAGATGTGGCAAGGAGATCCAATAAAAAAAGTTTATGTAAAACGAGATGCATCTAACATATGATATTAGATCTCATATAGATCCTCATAAGATAGACCAGTTTAATGCTGAGATATTAGATGTAGTAAAGAGAAGCACTAGACTACCAGTTAAAGGTGGTGGTCAGAGGACAGGTTGGTTTTGGGGTTTTGAAAATAGAAATCACCCAACAGTTTCTAAATTAATGGATTGGATAGAGGAAATCATACCCATGGCAACAGCAACGTATGCTGAGGGGGAAGGTGGATGCTACCCAGAGAAGATGAAAATCATAGAGTGTTGGTCTCTATTATATAATGCAGGTGAGGGAGTGATGAAACATAATCATTTTCCATATACTTTAGCGTTTGTTTATTATGTAAACGCACCTAAAGGATGCTCACGCACTCAGTTAGAATACGAAGAGGTCGAACCAGATCCAGGACAGATGTTAGTCCTACAAGGTAATGCATATCATGCTGTACCTCCATCAGATGTGGATGGTAGGTGTGTTGTTGCGGGACTTGCACATTACATCCCATAGTGCTAGAATAAATCGATGAGCGAAGTTGTAACATATAAAGGAAGATTCTGTCAAAGGATTGATGATTTTATATGGGGAGATTTTATAGATACTAATATCTGTGATGCACTTATGCTTTTCTGGGAGAAGCAGGACATCTTACCTGTCACACCTGGTCAAGTGTATGAGCATGGAGATATTGGAGTCAATAAAGATTACAAAGACTCTATGGACGTGCATATTCCTCATCAGTTGGGTGTACCAATGGTGCAGGAATATAATCAGGCACTACAGGAAGTGCTAACAAAGTATTGTGAAAGGTTCCCTTTCTGTGAGACCTCACGGTTTCAGATAGTGGAACCTCTTAGTTTACAATGTTATCCTGTTGGTGGTGGATTCAAAGAGTGGCATACCGAAAGGTTAAGTCCTCTACCAGGTAATGTATACAGACACCTAGTCTTTATGACATACCTTAATGATGTGCCAGATGGAGGCACTGAATGGTACCACCAAGACAAGTATGTCCCTGCTCAAAAGGGTTATACTGTCATATGGCCTGCCGATTGGACTCATTTCCATCGAGGTCGAGTCAGTCACACATCGGAGAAACAAATCATAACTGGTTGGTTCTCTTTTATATGAAGAAAGATGGCACTAAAGGATCAAGGGGCAATCCCTAAAGAATCTCAGGATGAATCATGGAATAGAGCACTTGATATCTTTATCGAGTCTGTCCATAAACCTGACGATTCACTACGCTCTTGTGCACACAATCAAAAGTGCTACAATGAGCTTATGTTAATCAGAGATGATATCATAGAACACTTACACACACTGAGGAAAAAGAAATGACTTGTGGATTACATGATAAATTTGAAACTGCTGTGGATGCTGTTAAAGAAGCATTCAAAGCTGCTGTAGATGATAAAGGTTTTGATAGGGGTACTTTGGGTGAGGTTTGGAGACACTATCAAGGATTACAAACTATTCAAGAGAGTCTTGGAGGATTATCAGAAGGAAGAGGTGTTGACATAAGCTTCACACCAGATATAAACCTAGAAGATAACCTTACCTTCACTACTGATGGGTATGGTGCTGCTGATACTATCTCTATCCCTGACTCATATGGCAATGATGTCATAACCTTTGGTGATGTTACAGATAAGGAAGATTAATGGACATTGGGGTACCCACACCCCAAGGGCTTGACAAGACCTTAAGGTTTGCTATATAGTATTGTTACGTTACTTAACAAAAGTAAACATTATGACACAATCTGTGGCAAAACGGTACACAACTACCGAATCAGGTGGAAGACAAAACATCTTTCCTTCTGAGCCAAGAATCGAGGTCTTACAAGACCAAGACTATTGGAAGAATGCTGAGTTACTCAATGGTCGCCTTGCGATGATTGGTTTAGTCGCAGCAGTAATCAACTACTCCATCTTTGGATGGATCATTCCAGGATTTGCTTAGTCGAAGCAGGTCTCTTTAAATTTCTACCCCTATTAATCTAAGAAAATGACACCAGAAGCAGAAAAGTTTAACGGTTGGGCAGCCATGATTGGTTTTGTCGCAGCAATAGGTGCTTACGTCACCACAGGACAAATCATTCCTGGAATCTTTTAAAGTATAAATACTTATTCACAAAAGTTAACAATACAAATGGGCGACTACTTAGCCGCAACAGACAGTATATCACCACTAATGGCAGTCCTCTGGGTTTTCTATCCCATGGCTGCTTTAGTCGTAATCGAGCTTCTTTTAAGAGCAATAGATAACGATGACGATGATGATCAAGGTGGTGGTGTATTAACACCAGTATATCAAGGAGCAGAATCTTAATGCCTTTTATAGTTTTCGGTTGCATCTTAGCAACTACAGCATTCACTAACGTATCTTGGATGGTACTACAGTGATCTTTTTAGCAAAACCATCCGTGTATACCTTACCAGGTACATGGGAGAAGCAACCTTTGATTGAAGCAGGTCTTGCTATACCTATAATAATTGGAGTAATTGTTATAGGACTACTAGGTTATGGAATTTACATGACATTCGGTAAAGGTAAGGAAGGACTCAGAGATGAGATCGATGAGCATTCTAAGATGCATGAGCTAGGCATAGCACATGGTCATAAACCTAAGAAGACATGAAACTTCGTCTCCCACGAAAGAAATTATGGTTAGCTGCCTTGAAACTTCAAAGGTGGCCTGTCAAGTGGTGGGATGAGAAGGTGGAAGAGAGAAGAAATAAAGAAAAGATTCGTAAAGAAAAAGTAGCGAGACTTTATCCTAAAAAATGACTTTTATTATAGCAGTAATGTCCTTTGCAAACTTTGTATTCTATCCTCTAGTGATAGGCACAATCATTGCAGTAATTATTGAGCAAATCTTTAGAGCAACAGGTAACGAAGATGACCCTAACGCAGTACGAAATGTTATACTCTCTATGGGAATTAGAAAGTACCTTTATCGCCAAGCATGGCTCTTTAATATTATTTGGTTTGTCGGCTATGCGATCCTTTTATTAGTAGTAAGACCAGGGCAGGGAGCAATGCCTGATATGATATGGCAAGGATAGAAACCACTTTAATAACTGTCCCTCAGGGGTTGCATGGATTACTAGAATTTGGTATGATATGTGTAATAGGATTTATTGTATTTTAAAATGATTGAAGGTTGGAGTTATGATGATGGCAATCTAGAGAAACGTAAGTTATGTCTAGCATGTTTTAGTAAGGCAGGATTGGGAATAAATAAATCCATCTATGAATTTTGTCAAGACTATATTGAGTCAGGTAAGTTAGAACAATTCCTACCTACCCAACAAAATAATATGTTACAAGATGAAGTAAAGAAATACGATGGTGACTATCTTCGTATGACATGTGACGCTATAATGAAAGAGTATAATAATAGATGAAAGTTGTAATCGTTGGTGGTGGTACTGCTGCATGGATGGCAGCTGCTGCACTCGCAAAAACATTTCCACATTATAATATCACCTTGATAAAAGGTGGTGACCCTATCGGAGTGGGTGAATCTACAACTCCTCACATCAATCAATACCTAAAGTATATGGGTATAGATGATAAGACATTCTTATTAGCAGCGAGAGCAACATATAAATCATCATCAAGATTTGAAAACTTTACTGAGTTAGACCACGTTTTCCATTATCCTAATGGACAAGCACAGGCAATAGGTTTAACTGATGCTACCTTCCATGATTGGATGTGTGCAAAGGCATATGGACTCCAACCCCCTCCCTTTGCTGATGTCTTCATGCCGTTCGTAACGGTGGCAGAAGAAAAGAAGATGCCAATTAATAATTCTCTACTCTTCCCTTATGATTTATCTAAAGACAGGTCATTCCACATCGATGGAAGTAAATTCTCTGCCTATTTACAAGAAACTTTTTGTAGTAATGTTAGAGTGGTCGATAGTGAAGTTAAGTCGGTTAGTTATAAAGCAGGAAGAATACAATTTATCACTGTGGAGAGAGGAGAGACTGACCTCAGGAACCCGCAAGTTGACGCAGATCTCTATCTCGACTGTACTGGGCAAAAATCTACACTAGGTGGTGCTATGACTCGTTGGATAGATTTTCCTTCTATCCCAACAGACACTGCTGTTATAAGAAAGAGAGAATATAAAGATAAAGATAAGGAGATGGTACCATACACCAACGCAAAGGGTATGAGTGCAGGATGGATGTGGACTATCCCAACGTGGGATTATATCTCAGAGGGATATGTATTCTCATCCAAGTATAGGTCACCCGAAGGTGCTATGCATGAGTCAGGTCTCCATAATGGTAAGGTAATTAAGTTTAGAAATGGTAAGCAGAAGGAAGCATGGGTAGGTAACTGTGTGATGATAGGTTTGTCATATAGTTTCATTGAACCATTAGAATCTACCTCATTATTCTCAGCACACCATGGTATCCTTGCTCTCTGTGATAGTTTGAGAGAGGAACCTGGTATTAATAAGTTTATGAAGGACAGGTTCAATCATAATATGAATGAGCATGTTGAAGGGTGGAAAGAGTTTGTTGAAGCACACTATTACTATTCTCGTAGGACAGACACAGAATTTTGGGAGGAAGCAACCCAGAGGACACACTATGAACCCAAGGGTGCTCACGATTTAGTCCGATTCCACATGGTAGGGGGTGATCCAGTTCAACATGAGGCACAACCCATACTTTACATTTTGGGCGGGGCAGGTTATACTACAGTTAGGAAGAGGTCATATCAGTATTTTGATTATCCTTCTGTCTCCTCTACAAAGGTTGATGAATGGGTACATCTTTACGAAAGACGCAAGAAACTTGCTGAGTCTCTACCTACAATGTATAAATATCTAAAGGAAAACTTCTACTCATGAACATTCTACCAGAAATCTTTGACAAGCAAGCCAAATTTAAACCTTGGTTGTGGGAGAAGTATGGAGATACTTTTGACAACGAAAAGAATCGTCAGAAGACTAAAGAAAAGGAAGCAGAGTTGAAGTATCAGAAAGATCGTATGATGCACGGTAAGAAGAAGGTCGGGCATTCAAAAGACAGTCCTACTTACAAGGAGTTTGTTAAGAAAGCGAAGAGCACTGGACTTCGCAAAGGTGAAGTTAAAAAACTAGTTAAAGGTAAGTGGGTTAGTAATAAGGACTAACTAATGTTTGCATTAATATACATTGCCATCAGTATTTTTCTCTTCATACAAGCGTTGAGATTAATGTCTGGTGGTTTTCAAGCAGCTCAGGAGTTGAGCACACCAGTAGTAGAGAAGAGACAGGTAACACGTGCCATCCATCCTGAGATGGCAGACGTAAAGAATGGTGATGAGTTAATGGTTGTTAACTTTCAGCGAGCAGTGTCTGATCCTATGCTACAATCATTAAAAGATCGTATTGATAGTGGTCCTGAAATAGATGACCCTTGGGATGACGATGAAGATGATGGTGACGGTGATGTACCAGCACTATTAAAACCTAGAGTATAATGGAAAGAGAACCTTGGGAATCACCTTTAGATGATGAAGAATGGTCTACCTCACAAGAGAGTGGAGACATTCTATTTGATGACGAACCTGTATTAAAACTGGACTTTCACGACTACAAAGGATGACTTACGCAGCACCAGACAAAGTACCTTACGATGCATGGTTTGATCCTAACTACAAATACGAACCACACCCTTATGATAATTGGCCCATGGCAACAGAAGATTTAGCACCAAGTAGTTTCGAACCTCAAGATGAGAGTGACGAAATAGAAAACGAAAAGACATTGCATCAGAAGATGTATGAGATTGCAACGTCTAAGTACAATCCATTCGCAGTAGGTGGAAGCGAATCAATACAGGACAAAAGAAAAGGTGGCACAGACCCCTCTTGACAAAACTTAACAAAGCATATATAGTGTTAGTGTCTTCGGACATTTCTTACCCCTAACCAAGACCATGGGGATTCCCTAGTGGGATAAGTCTTATCATACCAATCACAAATGTTCTTTTAATTTCAATGACTTCAATCTCAAGAAGAGAGCAAGGTTTATTGTCAGGATGGAGCGAGTTTTGTGAGTGGGTTACGAGTACAAACAACCGCATTTATGTTGGTTGGTTTGGAGTTCTAATGATTCCATGCTTGTTAGCTGCTGCTACTTGCTTTATCGTGGCGTTTATCGCTGCTCCTCCCGTAGATATCGACGGGATCAGAGAACCTGTTGCTGGTTCTTTAATGTTTGGTAACAACATCATTTCTGGTGCTGTTGTCCCTTCAAGTAACGCAATTGGATTACACTTCTATCCTATATGGGAAGCAGCTACACTAGATGAGTGGCTGTATAACGGAGGTCCATATCAGTTAGTAATCTTCCACTTCCTTATCGGAATCTCTGCCTATATGGGTAGACAGTGGGAATTGTCCTATCGTCTGGGTATGAGACCCTGGATCTGTGTTGCTTATTCAGCCCCAGTATCAGCAGCCTTTGCTGTCTTCTTGGTCTATCCTTTCGGACAAGGATCATTCTCTGACGGTATGCCTCTCGGCATTTCGGGTACGTTCAACTTTATGTTTGTCTTCCAAGCGGAACATAATATCCTCATGCATCCATTCCACATGGCAGGTGTGGCAGGTATGTTTGGTGGTGCTTTGTTCAGTGCTATGCATGGTTCCTTGGTCACATCCTCACTCATCCGTGAGACTACTGGACTAGATTCTCAGAACTATGGATACAAATTCGGACAAGAAGAAGAAACATACAACATTGTTGCAGCACATGGATACTTTGGTAGACTTATCTTCCAATATGCTAGCTTTAATAATAGTCGTAGTCTTCACTTCTTCCTTGCTTCATGGCCTGTGATCTGTGTATGGTTAACCTCTATGGGTA